TGAACAACTCTGAACACCGGATCGCTGATGGCGACCACCGGCTCCACACCGCCTCATCCCAGCCGACAGGCGGCGGCTAATCCCTTGTGGGGCCTAGACAATGGCTATCATTACAGGAACCGCGACCACCTTCTCGGGTAGTCCCGGCATGCAGGGCCTCCGAGAAGACCTCTCGGATATGGTCTACCTTCTGTCACCAAGCGACACGCCGTTCACCAGCAATGTCGGTCGCGGCACGGCAGACGCGGTGTTGCACGAATGGCAGACGGATTCTCTCGCTGCCATAAACCTCAACAACGCCCAGTTCCAAGGTGATGATATCGCGACATTTTCCGCCGCGAGTGTCACTGCCAGATTGGGTAACAGAACGCAGATATCGCGCAAGGAAGTGATCATCTCGGGAACGCTGGACGCGGTGAATAAAGCCGGCCGACGTACTGAACTCGCGTATCAGATGACCAAGCGCGCGAAGGAACTGAAGATCGACATCGAGGGCATCTTGTTGTCGAATCAGGCCAAGGTGGTGGGTGCGGCGGCAACGGCGCCGTTGTGTGCCGGCATCCTGGCGTGGCTCAAGACCAATGTCGCCAATGTGGTCGCGGGCGGAAGTAATCCCGTCGGCGACGGCAGCAACGGACGCACGGACGGCACCACTCCGGTTGCCATCACCGAGGTCATGTTGAAGGCGGCGATGAAGAGCGTCTACACGAACAGCTCGGAAGATCTGGACGTGATCATGGCCGGTGCCAGTAACAAGCAGGCGATCTCTGCTTTTACCGGCGGCGCCACGAAAATGGTCGATGTGATGAAGCAGGAGACCGTCGCGACGGTGGACGTTTACGTCGGGGATTTTCACACGGTTAGGATCATCCCCAACCGCTTCCAGCGGGTGCGTGACGTGTTCCTGTTGAACTGGAGCTACTGGTCGGTTGACTGGCTGCGGCCGATTACCCAGGTGCCGCTCGCCAAGACCGGCGACGCGGAGAAGCGGATGCTGATCGGCGAGTACACGCTAGCGGCGAAGAACGAGGCCAGCTCTGCCCTCATAGCAGATTTAACGGCGCCGTAATGTAGATTGCGGTTTGTTGTGCGCGCACATTTGGTTGTCGCAGCCCCTCGTGGGCTGCGATATATTCGATTTCCTCAGTGAAGTATCTGAGGCCTCATTGAAATCAGGCGGTCCTTTTTGGGCCGCTTTTTCGTTTGGGCCACCACATGACGCAGTTCTATCTCGATCACGACCCGCTGACCGGCGCCGTCGAGACGTTCGAATATGACGAGCTTGCCGACCTGATAACCATCCACCGCAAGGCGGATGTCGGGCCGATCATCGAGACCAACAAGCGACTGCAGACGGCGGATGGCTTCACCGGCTGGACCGGCCCCGAGAAGGACATGCGCCTAGCAGCGCGCATTCCGATCGAGATCGTTAATTTGTGGCGGCAACTCTACGGCATTGACGCGATGAAGGCCGAGCACGGTCAGGCGGTCTTGCGGCTGCTCAATTCGAGCGAGTGGCGGTACCTGCGCACCAACACCTCCAAGCTGTAGGCATTTATGGCTCTTTCCAGCTACGCCGAATTACAGGATAGCGTGCTCAACTGGCTGGCGCGGCCCGGCGACCCGCTGGTGGCGCCGTTCGTGCCGGACATGGTGCGCTTGTTCGAGAGCGAGGCGACCCGCCGCCTCCGGGTCGGCGGCGCCGAGACGAAACTCACATTGGTCGCCAGCGGCACGCCGGTGCTGGGCTTGCCCGCCGATTGCTGCCAGGTGCGCTTTGTCGCGGCGGGTGGGGTGGTGCTGAATTACGTAACCCCGAGCCAGTTGCCTGGCGGCGGCGGCGAGCCGAGCTGTTTCACCATTTACGGCAACACCTTCCTGGTCCTCGGCCCGGCTCCCTCCGGCGATGTCGAGATCGAGATCCTGTATCAGTCCGGCGTGCCGCCGCTGAGCGACAGCAACCCGAGCAATTGGCTGCTAGCTTCTGCGCCGGATTGCTACCTCTACGGCACCCTTGCCGGCGCTGCCGCCTTTATCGGGCACGATGAGCGCATCCCCCTGTGGCTGCAGGGGCGTGACGCGGCGTTCGCGTCGATCGAGCAGGCCGATCGCAAGGCCCGGTGGAGCGGCTCGCCGCTGCAGATCCGCGTCCACGGGATCACCGATGCGGGCGGCAGCGCCGGCAGCGGCGGCGCCGTGGCTCTGCCGCCGACTAGCGCGGTTGTCTTCATTGGCGATACTCCACCGGCAACACCGAAACCCGGCGTGGCCTGGTGGGACAGCGTCGGCGGCCAGCTTTATCTCTGGTTTGTTGACCCGTCCGGGCCGGGCCAGTGGGTGCCGGCGACCAATTAGGGTTAATCCAAGATGCTGAATTTTCCCGATTCCCCTGCCGTTGATCAGGTCTTCGCCAGCGGCGCGGTGGCGTGGCGCTGGGATGGCGGCAAGTGGGTGGTCAAGGATCAGACCAGCCTCTCCGGCATGGTTGCGGGGCAGATCCCGATCGCGGCGTCGGCGACGGCGATTGCCTCCAGCGCCAATCTCAGCGGCGATGTCAGCAGCAACGCCGCGTTGGTGACGACGCTGACGTCGGTGAACGGCAACGTTGGCACGTTTCAAGGAATTACGGTCAACGCTAAAGGGCTGGTCACGGCGGCCACTAATCAATCGTATCTGATCGCTAACCAGACAATCACGTTGACTGGCGATGTGACTGGCTCTGGGACGACGACGATTGCGACAACGCTGGCAACCGTCCCGGTGGCAAAGGGCGGCACCAACAAGACCAGTTGGGTGGCTGGCTCGGTAGCGTTTGCCGCTTCGGCGACGGCGTTGGGGGAGGACAACGCGAACCTGTTCTTCGACAACACCAACAAACGCCTCGGCATCGGCACGGCGGCACCGGCATCGGCGCTGTCGGTCACTGGCCTTGTCGGTTTACAGGTTGGCGGGATGGTGGGCTTTGCCGGAGCAACGGTGGCGCCGACGCTGGCTATTTACTCACTTTACGGCGACACGACCTCGACCGCGCTTAACGTGCGCACGGGCGGGTCGGTGCAGCTCAAGGTCAACAACGTCGAGTATATGCGGGTCGACAGCACGGGCAACGTCGGCATCGGCACGACGGGGCCGTTCGCTAAGCTCGATATCGTCGGTGGCGGCGGCAGTGGCGCGGTTCGCGTCTACCAGACGGGCCAGTCACCTTGGCCGGCGCTGAACAACAACGATGTGGCGATCAGTGCCAGCGCCGCAACCCAGGCTTATCGGATCAATCAGGACTCTACCCACGGCATCTACCTGGCCTGGGTCTACAACGCGACGGTCGGCAGTTCGTATGCGATCCTTTCGACTCATGCCGGCAACAACAATCTTGTTTTGCAGGATGCCGGCGGCAACGTCGGCATCGGCACGACGGGGCCGAATGCAAAATTTCATGTCCGTGGTCAGTCGGCTGCGGGCGGCCCATCGGTCTCGATGATTAGCAATGGCCCGGTCGGCGCAGACTCTACATCGTGGCTGTTGCAGTTCACTGATTATGGTGCAGGCACGACGTGCGGTATCATCAGCCGCACCGGCACCAACAGCGTAGCTTATCAGACGACATCCGATGCTCGTCTCAAGGACGCCATCACCGAGAGCAATCGCGGCCTCGATGCCTTGATGCAGATCAAGGTATCCGACTACGACATGGGCGAGACGCACCAGCAGGGCCTGCTGGCTCAAGACGTACACCAGATCTACCCGGAGGCGGTCCACGAGGGCGGTGAAGATCCGAACCTTGAGCCGTGGATGATCGATTACGGCCGCCTGACGCCGTTGCTGATCAAGAGCATCCAGCAGCTCTCCGACAAGCTGGAGGCGGCCGAGGCAGAGATCGCGACGCTGAGGGCGGAGCGATGACACTCGCCCCGTGGCCCGAGTGGCTGCCGGACCAAGCCGATTTTCAGAACCAGGGCTCGCCGCTGATCAGGAATTGCATTCCGCTGACCGCGAAGAGCTACGGCCCGATGCCGACTGCCGTGCCACTCAGCACCAACACGCTCGACGCCCGCTGCCAGGGCAGCTACAGCGTCAAGGCGCCGGACGGCAGCATCAGCATCTACGCCGGCGACCACACCAAGCTCTATCGCCTGCCCACCGGCAGCCTCGCCTTTGTCGATGCCTCGCGCACCACCGGCGGCGCCTATAACACGCCCGCGGGCGGCTTCTGGGCGATGACCAGCTTCGGCACCCGCATCATCGCCACCAACGGCATCGACCCGCCGCAGACCCTGCTGCTGCCGGCCGACACGCATTTCAGCTTGCTCTCGGCCGCCGCGCCGATCGCTAAATACTGCGCGGTGGTGAAGGATTTCCTCTTCCTCGGCAACACCACCGACCCGGTGAGTGGCGCGGTGCCATACCGGATCTGGTGGTCGTCGATCAACGATCCCACCTCGTGGCCGACGCCAGGCACGACGCCAGCAATAAGTGTCCAAAGTGATTACCAAGAGCTGGTTCAGACCGACCTGGGCAATATCACGGGCCTGGTCGGCGGTTTCGCCACCGGCGCCGATGTCATCGTGTTTTTAGAGAGAGGCATCGTCACCGGCAACTACACTGGACCGCCTCTGATCTTCTCCTACCGTACCGCTCTCGGGAGCAGCGGCACCGTCTCGCCGCTCTCGATCGTCAACAGCTACGCCCGCACTCAGGCCGGGAATATCCAGCCGGTGGTGTACTACCTCTCGGGCGACGGCTTTGCCGCTTTTGACGGCTCGACCAGCTTTCCAATCGGCGCGCAGAAATTTGATAGGACTTTCTATCGCTTGGTTGACCCAACCTACATTAACCGCGTCCAGGGCACCAACGACCCGCGCACCCGCAGCATTCTCTGGGCGTTCCCATCGATCGGCAGCGGCGGCATCCTCAACAAGGTGCTGGTCTACAATTGGGAACTGAGCCGCGCCTCATTGGTCGAGCTGGACGACCCGGCGCAGCATGTCGAGTATCTGACTAACGCCATGTTCGGCACCGGGTACACGCTCGACGGTATCGACGCCTTCGGCAACCTCGACACCATTCAGCCATCGTTCGACGACCCATTCTGGGCCGGCAACGCCAGCATGCAGTTGTCCCTCTTCCATCGCGACCACCGCCTCAACATCGGCGGCGGCGCGGCGATGGCGCCGACCTTGGAGACGGCCGAATTGCAGCCGGCGCCAGGCCGCCGCGCCTGGATCGATCTGGTGCGTCCGTTGATCGACAGCGGCGTTGCCACCGTCGCGGTCGGACATCGCGAGCGATTACAAGACCCGGTGATCTGGGAGCCGGCGGTCTCGGTCAATGTCCTGGGCGAGTGCCCGCAGCGTTGCACCGGGCGCTATATCCGCTTCCGCATGAGCATGCCGGCAGCGCAGGAGTTCCGGCATCTGCAGGGCGCAGATTTTCAAATGGGACCCGAAGGTAGGCTGCGGTAGCGTTCTTGAACAGGCTCAGTAATGGCGCGCTCTATTGTCCACCCTCTGCGTAATCGTCGCGAAAAATTACTCAGTGACATGCCGAGGCGCGCCGACCATTCGGTGAGGTTCATGGTTTCGCCGGCATAAGTTATGAACCGAGGCTGCCGGCTGTTTTGTGACTGCTCTTTTGGTGTTGCCCATCGGCAATTACCGGGTTCGTAGTTACCGTTGTTATCGATGCGGTCGAGAGTTTTCCCTACGGGGCGCTCGCCCATGTCGGCAAAAAAGTTAGTAAACTCATGCCATTGTTGACACACCGTGATACCTCGGCCGCCGCAATTTTTGTAGCTGATATTGTTCGGCTGGTAACAGCGTTTCATCATAGATTGCCACGTTCCATATGTTTTGGTGGCGTATTGCCCATGCTTAACCCTGCGCGCAAACTCGGAACGCAAGCATCCACAGGAACGAGTGATACGCTTTCCATAGACCGGATCGTAACTGCCGTTAATCAGCATCGAGCTGCCGACTATTGTTGTCTTTCCGCAGGAGCACTGACACTGCCACATAGTCCTGTGTCCCCGGTTTGGGGCACGAAAGAGCACTGTGAGCCGGCCGAATTGTCGTCCCGTGAGGTTGACGAGAATGCCTCGTCGATTGCCAGTATTAGTCATTTGCAGAGTATAGCATATCCGCGGCCCGAGGGAATGCTGCGCTGATGGCTGCCCACACGCCCACCGATGCGACCATCATCCTGCCGGTCCAGCCGGATCAGCCACAGTCTGGCTGGCCGGCGTGGTTGCGGGAAATGGCGGGGACGGTCAATCATCTCGGGACCACGCTCAACACCATGGGGGCGGTCGGCGGCGTCCCAGGCCCGGTGGGGCCTGCCGGGCCTGCGGGGCCTGCCGGCCCCACCGGGCCTGCCGGGCCTGCCGGGACGCCGGATAGTGCGCCAATATCGGTTACCGGCTCGATGACCTTGCCGGGCGTTACTCGGGCCTCGGTCAATATCAACAACGGCACGGGCGCACTGATCACGATCACATTGCCGGCTTCGGCCGCCGACCAGACCTATCGCCTCAAGGACGTCGCCGGCAACGCCTCGACCTATCCGATCCGCATTGTGCCGACCGCCGGCACGATCGACGGCGGCGCCGACTACTATATGTTTTCCGACTACCAGGCCGCTGAGCTGTACTGGACCGGCGGGATGTGGGGCGTCCGCTAGTGCAGCGGCTTCTGCTGCTGGCCTTCAGCCTGGCTGCATTCCTCTTCATCACCGGCGCGTACTCGCCCGACGCGGTCAACAGCGCCGAGAACAATGCCAAGCTGAAGAATATCCCGTCGTCCGCGGCGCCGTTCATCATGCGGATGGGCTTTGCCGTGGCCGGCGATGCGCCGCCGCTGCTGTTCAAGTCAAGCAACGCCGCCTGTTCGCTCAACGCCGGCAACGGCGATGACGGCAGCCAGGTCAAAAGCCTCGACAGCAAGTGCTGGCTGGCTCAGTTCGCCGATCGCGGCCGGGTCGACATCCGCCAGTTCGGAGCTAAGCCGGACAACACGACGGATACCGCGGTCTTCGTCAAAACCGCCTTCAATGCCGGGGTCGGGGTCTACCTACCCGGCTCGATCGGGATCTGGAAGTTCACGACCAACCAGACCTACTCCAACAACCGCCTGCTGCTGACCGGCGACTATCCAGCCGAAATCCAGGGCACCGGAACCTGCCCGACCGGGACTCCGCGCGGCACCTGGATACACATCTCGAGCACCAGCGTCTCGCCGTTCAACATCTCGCAGGGCAGCGGCGGGACGTTGCAGGATAGCTGGGGCAGCGACATCGGCAATATCGGCATCTGCCAGGATCACCCGGCCCCGGCGCCAGGCTGGGCGCCGACCGTCTACCCGCCGGTCTTCAACCTAAGCTCGGCGCCCGGCTGCCACATTCACAACATCTACTATTACGGCGTCTACGACGGCACCAAGGCCGACACCTCGGCGCGCTGCACCCACACCGACATCCGCGGCCAGGTCTTTCACATCACCTGGACCGGCGACAATCTTCTCGATGTCACGACGCTGACCAACTTTCATATGTGGAATTTCTGGTCAACCGGCACGACCAACCAGGCCGCCGTCAATACCTGGACGTGGGCCAACGCCGAGATGATCCTGGCCTACCGCACCGACAGCATCTTTCTGAAGAACATCTTCGGCATCTTTATGAAGAGCTGTCTGCACCTGGCGACCAGCCCCGGCGGCTATGGCGTGCCGAGCGCGGTGATCGGCGACATCAATTGCGACGCCAGCAAATACTCGGTCTGGGTGACGGCCAGCAACACCTACGGCATCACGCTCACCGGCTACCTCGCGGGGGCGGATGCGGTCGGCTCCGAGGGCGTGCGGATCGAGGGCAACGCCAACATCCTGCACTTCCCCGCCCTCTGGTGCTTCTATTCGGGACTGTCCTGCATCGAGGACGTGACGAGCGGCGGCGGCAACTTCGTCAAAGTCGGCACCGCTACGGTGTTTGGCTACAACCGCGACAACACCGGCGCCCCAGCCTTCAAGCTGGCGGCCGGCTCAACCAGCGCGATCGATTTCGGCGCGTCGGTCAGCGCGTTCTACGACGGCGGTTCGGCCCCGGTTTACGCGCAGGGCGGCGGCACGATCTCGGTCGGCGGCTGGTACACCAAGACCTACACCCCGGCGCTGAGCTTTGGCGGCGGCAGCACCGGGATGACGACCTCGGCCGCCAACGGCTCCTACTCGCGGAATATCTACACGAACCAGACTTACGGCGACGTTAATCTCACGCTGTCGGCCAAGGGCAGCTCGACCGGGTTGGCGGCGATCAGCGGCCCGCCGGGCATCGTCGCGACGCGCAACGGGGTCGGCTCCGTCGGTTACTACAACAGTTTGGTCGGCATCAGCGGCACACCGTGGGGAGTTATCAGCAGTGGCGGCGCGGCGAACATGACGTTGCTGGGACCGGCCGCGACCACCGTGACGGCCCTCACCGAGGGCAATTTCAACAATGCCAGCCAGATCCAGCTAACCTACAGTTTCAACTGATGACCCTGACCGTATGGGACCCTTCGACAAGCTCAGGGCAGGCTGAGCCGCGGCCGCGGGTAAAGCTGCACCTACCGCGGGTCGAGGTACGCCTGCCGCCGATCGACGAGGTCAGCGACAAATGGCATCAGATCGCGCCGCTGCTCGCCAAGGCCACCCGACGCACCGGCTGCTACGAGCCGATCGACCTGCTCGGGATGGCGATGCGCGGACAGGTCGGCATCTGGGTTTGCGAGGTCGCCGGCGCGCTGAAGGCGGCGATCGTCACCGAGGTCAAGCCCTACCCGCGCCGCCGTATCCTTGAGGTGATGTTTGTCGGCGGCGGCGAGATGAGCGAGTGGCTCGATGATGCCATCGACGCGCTCAGCGCGCACGCCAAGCAAACCGGCTGCGAACACCTAGCGAGCACAGGGCGGCGAAGCTGGATGCGCATTCTTGGCGCCAAGCCTACCGGCGACATCGTCATGACGCTCAGGCTGAAGGGTTAGAAAATGGGTAAAGGCACGCAGACCGGCTCGTCCACAAGCTCGGCCGAAACCAGGGCCGGCGCCGCGCAATTCCCGTTCTATCAGGCGGGTCTCGAGAATGCCGGGCGGATCTATGGCGACGCTGACACCTACCCAAATTATGCGCCGCCGTCCCCCTGGCAGACGCAGGGCTATCCGGACCTATATGCCGCCACCCGGCCGAACCAAGTGCAGACGGGGGGCCTTTACAATGTCGCCGACACTGCCGGCAATGTTCAGGGCTGGCCGACAGCCAAAAGCTACGATGCTTACGGCAATCTGATCTCCGGCGGCGGCGTCAGCCCGGCCGCTTCGGGGTACGGCGCCTTTGCTGCCGGACAGGGCGGCCCGCAGCAGACCGCCGACCGGGTCGTCGGCAACGCCGTTAACGCCGCTTATGGTTACGCCAACCCGATCACGGGCTTCGCCAACCAGGCGGCAGGCGGCAATCTTGGGCAGGATCAGCTCGCCGCGGTGGCGCAAGGCAAATATACCGACGCCAACTCCAATCCGTATTTGCGAGACATGGTCAACGCCGCGCTGCGGCCGGTGTCGGAGAATTACGCCACGTCCACGGCGCCGACGCTCGA